CCATTATATTTCTCTCCTTTAGAGTATATTGTTATTATTCGTCTGGGTCACTTACCTTAGTCCAAGTAGTACCAGTGTCTTCTGCGATGTCATTCCACAAGAAGTTGCTTGATGAAGTAGTGTCCGATGTTGCTGACAAGGTAACACTTTCTTCAAAGTTTATATTAAATTTCATTGTTTGTTCATTAGCCAATGTACCAGATACAGGAATGCTTATTGATGCACTAGCTCCAACTCCCATTTCTGTAGCTAATATGGCAGAAGCAATTTTTTCTATGTCTTCTGCATTAAGGCTGTTTAACATAACTTGAGTTATATTAGCAGCTACTGCTACTGCTACTGGTGGGGAATACCCAAAACTACCAGTTGCTGTATCCCAAGTTGATGTTTCTAAATTCCAAGTTGTTGTTCCGGGCAAAGGTATGTTTACCGTAGTGCCCATAGTAATAGAGTCTACATATATTTTATTACCAACACTAGACATGTCCTCTGTAGAAGCTAGTGTTACTGACTCTACAAATACTTGCTGAGTGGCTGGTGTATATCCTGCACTAAGACCTAATACTATATTACCTACAAGCTGGAATCCTCCAGAGCTAGTCATTCCTGCATCAGCTCCAAATGTTACTGAGCTTGGATATACAGCTATTCCAGTATTACTTTGTGTTGTATTAGCTGCTAGTGTTGCAGTATCCACATAAGTAGTATTGGCCCACACATAGCTATTGCTAGACCAAGTTGTTGAATCTGCTGACCAAGTGCTTTGCATTAATTCCTGCCTTCAACACCAGAGTAAATATTTCTTACTCTTAATGCAGAACCAGAATGTCTATCTCTTTGGTCTTGCTGTTGTAACTTGTTTACTGCATTGTTGTAACCATTTAACCATACAGGTATTCTTTCATCGTTCTTAATAAAAGGTTCTGCTTCCATAAGAGCACCATATAACAGTACATCTGGTGCATTTGCAGTCAACCAATTGCTTGTTACAGTACCTGATGAGCCATCACCTAACGGTGTAAACTTTTCATAAAAAGCCATCTCTACTGTATATGTTGAATCTGGTATAGGTGCTAGTTGTATTTCGTCACCTATTAATGTGTAAGCTCTAGGCTTACCTGATGTTGTGCTACCATACAACCTGTCCATCATCTCTGGTGTAATGTATTCAAGAGGTGTAGTAGGATTTGTATTAAGTTGCATGTTGCGCATTTGTATGTAACCACCGGGTAGCTGAAAGTATTGTTGGTCTGCTGTAGTTACCATTGTACTTCTTACTTCCATAGGTCTAATGCGTAGCTCTCTATTAAGTCTAGCTTCTGCTAGTGCAATAAAGTCTGGTATTCTTGAGGTCAAGTCTGACCTGTCTAACCAGTCTGCTACTGCATCTTTTAATTCTGTAAATGTACCTAATGCCATTATACTTTTCCTTTAGTAGTTCTCCAAGGAGCGTTGTCTGGGTGGTTTAACCACTCTCTCATCCTTTCTTGGTTTCCCCATACACCTTCCCTCATCATTTTTTCTACTACGATTAGGGGTATTCTTGCGACTCGGTGTGAAAATTGTGAGTCACCTTTATAGTTATTTCTACCAGCAGTAAACTTATCTTCTTTATTAAAGTCAGCTACTTTCTTGACTGCCTTATCATCTTGCTTACTTGCTACTGTAAGGCTTCCGTCTAAATTTGTTATTACTTTTGTATCAATTGCCATAATGTAAACCACCCCAGTTGCCTAGGGTGGTAGTCGGTTATATTAACCAGTAGTGTATCTAATCTTACCGTTAGCAGCTTCGTTGCCACAACGTAGACCGTACTCAACTAGAAGCATCTTCTTGTCTGAGTCACCCTCTTTAGCGATGTCCACAGTTTGGAAATCACGAAGGTAGTCCACTGACCACATGTCGTGGTCTAGGAAGTAGATTACGTCTTGGTCGCAGTATCTGTCAAGAGTAATGTTAAATGTACCAAAGTCTGATACATAAACATCTACTGCATTGTAGATTGACATATTGTCATCTGATACTGAGCGTACTGCATCTGCACGACCTGACATTGCTGTTACTAACTTCTTGTTAGTAGCACCAAGTAGCATAGTTGAAGGCTCTCCACCTGCATTCCAAGTAGACTGAGCTACTGCTACGATGTCATCTTCAACAACTGCTGCGTGTGTACTAGAAGTACCTGCATCAGTTACGTTAGTTGCAATCCAGTTGGCAGCACCTTTAGTCTCACGAGCTGTAGTTGCGTTACCCGCAGCAGCAGCGTTGTCAGCTAGAAGTGAAGTCTCCATGTCACGCTTAAGCTCCTTAGAAGCCTTAGCGAGTTGGTGAGCCATCTCAGATTTTTTACCTGCGTTGTTAACTTTCTCATGTGTACCAGAAACCTCTACAACTTTCTTCGAGATTTGTGTGTAGTTACCGACACGAGTAGTAGCAGTAGTTGCAGCAGTACCAGCAGCTGCGCCCTCCACATGATAGTTAGTTCCAGAAGCTGCAGCTAGTGCATCAGTTTGCCACTCAAAGTAAGTGTTAGAAACTGAACCTTTACCTGCAATGCTGCTTAGGAAGGGAGTATCAGTAGGAGAGATGTCATAGATTACATCAGACAAGTCCTCACGGATTGCTGTTGCATCATAAGTTTTGAAATTTGTTGGCATTTCAATTTCTCCATATTAAAGCATATCATAAAACACAGAAGCGGCATCTTTTTGTTTGCCTGACTTCTGTAACCTTGCACGCTTTTTCTTAATGGCATCTACTGCTGCATCCTCTTTAGAGTTTCCTCTTCCAGACTTTTGTACTTTAGGAACTTTCTTTACTGCCTTCTTTTTAGGAGCAACCTTTTTTGTTAGCTTGTCATATTCCATAGCTTTCTTAATTACTAAAACACTACGGTGGTCTGCTAACTGGTTAATCTCTTCTGGCAGAAATCCTACTGATTTAGCGTACTCTTGTACATCTTGCTTAATAGTAGAATCTTTTTCGCCCCACTCAGGTAAAGCCTCAACTAGTCTCGCATATTCTTGTTGAACAAAGTGAGCTCTAGCTTTTTGTGCTTCTTCAGCTTGCTCTTGTTGTATAAGCATTTGCTGTTGTTGCACGTTGTGTACTTTCTCCTGAGCATCTCGGTACTCATCCTTCTTAATCATATACTGATAAGGGTCTTCAGCTTTTAGCGTTTCCCAATCTGTATTGTTAAACTCTTGGAGTTTTGCATTCTGTTGCTCTTGCAACATCTGTAAGCCATTAGCGTACATTTGCCTCTCTTGCTCTAGTCGCATACGCTCGGACTGGATTGCTTCCGTCTCCTTACGTTGCTCTGCTAGTGCTTGAGACTTACGAGTATAGTCAGCTTGCCTTTGGTATCCGTTCTTAAGTTCTTCAATACCAACCTCAAATTCTTCTCCGTCTACCTTAATGGTATACTTTAAATCTTCTTCGGCTACGATTTCAGTTTCTTCTTCTTCGTCTACCTCTTCTTCGGTTTCTTCTTCAGCTTGTCCCTCTTCTTCTTCGGGGGCTTCTTCTTCTACCTCTTCAGCTTCCTCTGTTTCCTCTACCACTTCCTCGTCAACAGTGGCTTCGGTTTCCTCGCTTGCGGTTTGCTCTTCTGAGTCCCACATACTTAGGATTTGGTTTGCAGCTTCTTCGCTTGAACCTGCTTTTGCTCTTTCAAATATACCTTCTTGGGTGTTCTCTACGGAATCCATAGGTCTTTCTCCTCTATTGTGTTAAAAATTCTTCTTGCTCCCTCTCAGCAAGTTTGCCTGTTTCTAGCACTGATGTTATATGTTGATTAACTAAATCTAGTGCTTTGATTGTTATATACAACCTGTCTCTTTCCACTTCCTCGGCAACTTTGGTATCAAGTAAGTATTGTATTAATGCTTCCTTGACTGTGGTTAGAGCCTCTATATAAAGAGGATGTTCTAAAATCTGTTTAGCTTGGTCAGCCCTAGCTATTTCTTCTCCCTTCTTCCCCATATTAGTTTCCTATTTTAACAGCTCGCTCTTGTTCTCTTTCTAATACAAGCTCTTGTTGTTTAAGTGCAAGCTCTGCTTTTTTAATCTCAAGCTCCTGTGCTTTGATTTGCATTTCTACAGTAGCTTCTTGCTTCTTAAGCTCTAAGTCTTGCTGTGCTATCTCAGCATCAATCTGCATTTCTTGTTGCTTAAGTGCAGACTCTTGCTGTAGTTTCTGTAACTTAACTTTTATTTCTTCGGCCTTGAGCTGTGCTTCTGCTGCTTTAGCTTGTTGCTCAGGACTAGGCCCTTGCTGTTGTGGAACTTGTGCATCACCCGGGTCTGTAATAAAGTCATCTACATTCTTCATACCCATAGCTTTTATTTGCTCGGCTACTAGGTTGTATATGTTCTTAGGCTTTAATAACATACCTGCCTGTGGGTGCTGTGCAATCATTTGTATTGTCTGTGACAATCTGCCTAAATGCATTAGGTTCATGTCTTTATTACCAAACCCTAGTCCTACCTGTGCAGTACAATCTAGCTTGTCTTTCCACTCGTGAGGGTACAAATTTACCCATTGGTTGTTTAGTCTTACAAGTTTTTCAGGCTTTTCAAATTTCTGTACCAATTGGTATACAGATTTTGCCAAGTCTTTCATTCCTGTTTCAGCAAATACTCTGGCTATTAATTCTATTTTCTGCTGTGCGGCAGTCATAACTTGACCGACACCTGTAGCAGTCTGGTGTGATTTTAATGCACCTTCAGACAGACCCATTGAATTCTTACTAACACCTGTTCTTTCTTCTCTAATACTATCTAAGTATCCGAGCATGTTGAATGAGTTAGCATCTAATTGTGGTGTTCCCAGTGGGTTAACAGCACCCGGTGTGCGTACTCTTACAATACCACCCGGTCTAGAAGTCATTAGGTCATCTAAATTCGCTTGTCCTTCGACTACCTCGTATCGCCCATTATTTGTTAGGTACATGTTGTCTAACAAGTTACGCATTAACGTAGTCTTAATTAGTTGAAGGTCAGAGATTAAGTCATAAACACTCAGACCGTAAAACTTATGAGGCATTGGTATAGGTGTAAGGGAGGAGAAGGGAACACTATCCACAGCCTCATTGTCTAACAATTCATCTCCAACCTTCGTTACTTTTCGTAGTTCGGCAATACCATCGTTGTCATAGTCTACTCTTAGATAGCACTCCGTAACCCAAATTCCATCATCAATGTCACCCTCTGGTGAATTGTCTTGCTCGTGTGAGAATCTAGAAAGCCTTTCAGATTTATAATCTGCCTCATCATTTTTAAATATGTTGTCAACTTTTGACTTAGGGTATCCTTGTTCTATTAACTCGGACTTGGTTTTCTTTACTCTGTGTGCAACAAATCTTGCTGTGTCAATAGACTTAGCATATTTGTCAATTAAAAATTCTTCTGGTGGTACAGCTTCTATTCTAACCTGACCATCATTGTATGTTCTACTAACTACAACATCATGTGTTGGTGGTTCTAAAGACATCTCATCTTCTCCACCATTTTGTGTATGTTGTTTTACTTCAACATCATCATCCAGTAAAAGAGCCATGAACTCTTCTTCTGTTAAGTTCTTGTACTCTTCTCTTAATGTTTCGCTGCTGTCATCCCAGTAGTGTTTTACTATACCATTCTTTTGTAAGAGTGCATCCTTGAACCATTGGTATATAATATGAAATCCTGGATTTTGTCTCATGATTACATAATTAACATAATCAGTAGACTGCTTTGCCATCTCTACATCTTCTGGGCCTTGTGGTTCAAACTGTACTACCTTATCGCCCGAAGTAAATATCTTCATTAGGCTTGGCATAATCCATTCGATTACATCAGCTACATCTCTTGTGACAATCTGTGAGCGACCTTCCTGCTCGTTACCATACCTCTTACCGTAGTAACGGTCTAGCGCATCAGAGCGTTGTTCTGTTAGCTTTCCGTCTTTATAACCTAGTGCAGAATTAATTTCCTGCTCTAGGTGAGCAGAAAGCTCACGTTTTGTCATTTTTGCCATATGCTATTTACCTTTGTTTGCAGGTTCTTTGGCCGGTTTTGCCGGTGGTTGTGACATACTAACTGCTTTCATAATATGCTTGATGTCTTGAACCTCTTGCAATATTTCTAATATTTTATTTTCTAGCCACTTTGGATTCATACCTTCTCCTTATACTATCCA